AGACGCAGGCTCTTGGCCGCTTCGATTGATCGATGTAAATTGTCAGGACGCTCGTTCATGCTACTTTCTCCATCTCGATCGAAACCAAGCTCAGTTCTTGCTCGAACTGCATCTCGTCAGCGATTTGATTTATCTGCCGCGCTCTCTCGGGGCCCTTGAGCGCCCAAAGGGCTTGCCACTCTTGAAGCAAGCGGTCTGCGAACTGCTGGGAGGTCATCAGACAGCCTCCCGCATCATGTCGCGCTTCATGTCGGCGTATTCGTCACGGGCGACTTCGCGATCTTCTTCGATCTGATCGCTGACAGCGCTGGTCACGTTGTCGTACCATTCATACTGCAGGCGATGAGAAATGATCTGTGCGATCGCGTCGGGAGCTGGGATAAAGACCCAAGGGCTCTTACCGGCCTTCCGCTCTGCAGAAGTTATCCGCTTATACCCTTCAAGGCAGATCGAGTTGGCAACGATGCTCCAATCCCCATCGCGGCTGTATTCGATCTCAGCCGATCCATTGATGAGGCCACCCTCAATGTCGCCGGAGAGGTGAAGCGGAACTTCGTCAAACTTGTAAATAAACGTGTTAGCCATCTGTCCGTCTCCTCAAAGAACCCGAATGCCGCGCGCTTCGCAGAACTCACGGGCGCTCTGCTCGTCGGCGTAGAAGCGCTCGCCAACGAGGAACGAGCCGTGGCTCAAATAGCGGAGGAGGAAGGAGCCCTTGCGGGTCGGGAGGATCTGGCCGGTGCCGAGGGTGAGGGGTTTCATCTTCCATCTCCGGTGCGTCGGTTGATGGGATAAGTATCACCACAAGTGATATTCGAGCGCAAGCAAAAAATCACTCAGGGTGATGAAATTCTGTGGTGCAACGCAAAAAACCGCCCGAAGGCGGCTCAGAACCGTGTTTTAGGAGTGGTTAGCCGCCAGTTCCGGTCTTGGTGACGGTCTTGGCGAGCTCGACGATCATTTGGCGTTCGCCTGGCTTGGCGTTGTCCCAGATCGACCAGATTGCCTCATCATCCATCGGATTGCGCATCAGAAGGCTCGCCACGTCCGTCTGCAGGGCGTGAGCGATGGCCTCGAGCGTTTCCTGGGTGTAGCCGCGCTTGCCGTTCTCCAGCATGGAGAGGTGGCTCTGGGTCATCTCGAGCCGATCGGCAAGCTGTTCCTGGGTCAGGTTCCGGAAATCGCGCCATTGGGCAATATAGGTCCGGCGGAACCGGGCCGGCTTGGGGTGCGGTCTGACGTGTTTTCGAGGCGGCTGTGCCATACCGGAATATGAGCGCGGAGCTATATCAATGACCATCGACGCAGAGTCATAAAAATCACTTGCAGTGATTATCACTCTCCGTTATAAGGAGGCATGGCTAAGACCGAAAAGACCCACCCCATGTTCTTTTGGCGCAAGGCGAACGATCGTTCCCTGCAGTCCGTGGCCGATGAATTGGGATGTACGCAGTCCTTCCTTTCCCAGATCGAGCTCTATGAAAAGCAGCCGTCGTTGACCATGGCCACGCGCTTGTGTCGCGTGACCGGGATTCCGGTGGAGCAGTTCGCTCGGAATGTGGAGGCCGCTCAATGAACCTTTCGGTTCTCGCTTTGGGCAACGACCTCCGGCGCCCTGGAAGCCTCGTCGGCGATCTCGAGCAATCTTTTGCCGATCGCCCTGATCTTCGCTGGCGTCGCAACGTCGGTGTGGTCCAGCTTCGCCTTTCCCTGAAAAATCTTGCACACGTACATGCGAACAAGTCCGTCTTCCAGGATTTCGTAAGATGGAATGGAATGCAGCACGCATTCCGGCACTTCGACAAAATCGTCGAATGTCTCTCCAATCACTTTGCTCATTTCCAATTGCCCCAGTCCCAGTCACACACCGCGCCGGTGCGAGGACATAAGACCACATCGGGACCATTTCTAAAAATAAAATATTACCGCTCTGACACAATTCGATTCCGTGATGCGTCATGTGCCGCACTGAAACAGACTCGCGCGTTATCGCGCCCTTCAATCGTTCATGATGTCGCAGTGTCCGCCCGCGCTCTACGTAATTCGACGGGGTTGCGCGAACGAAAATCCACTCTGGAAAAAGTTGCAAGCGCGCATTCTTTGAGCTGTCACGCATTGGTTGTGTCTGGAGCGCTGACATGACGTGGTGGCGCCTCGCACTCTCGATCTTCTTCGTTATGCAGATTCCGACAGCAATGCTGATCGGTCGATCAATTCGATGGGGGGTGAAATGAGCAATTCAGGATTGAGCAATTCGAACGGCGGCGGCATCGGATTTGCGGGGCTGCTCACCATCGCTTTTATCGTCCTTAAGTTGACGCACTACATCGATTGGTCCTGGTGGTGGGTTTGGTCGCCGGTGCTTATCTCGGTCGCTGTCTTCTTCTTGGTGGTCATTCCGATCGCCATTGTGGCGGCGATAAAGTCATGAGCAGGGAAGCCGATACGCGGCTGGACAAGTTCGGCTTCCCTGCCTTTCCCGCGGGGGCACGACGGGAAATCTATATCCCTTCAGCCTTTGGTGTAGCGCCGCTCAAACGCTCGGAGCTGAGCCAGGCGCTGATCGACGGCGCGGCGGTGTTCTGCTGGCTCATTCTCATTTGCGCCGGAGCGGTCGCTGTTTTCGGTTCTTTCGCTGTCTGTCTTTTCGTGAGGCTCTGAAAAGCACGCCTTTAATAAGTTCGCGATCCTTTCGGCGGCCAGGCCGATCGGTTCGAAAGTCAAAGGGTCATTATCGTTGCTGTGATCCATGCCTGTCAGAAAACAGCATGGGGTTGCACAAGTGGAACCAGAAATTGTCCGGAAGTCGCCAATGAATCCTTCGTCAACCGCTGCCTTAACCAGAGAAGCCGCTTGCTACTTGGTCAAACAAGCCGAGTACAAGACCGGCTCCAGAATGGCAGCCTATGAGATGGTGGCATCAACCGTGGGCACGTCAGCGAGTTGGTTGCGTAAATTCCTCGCAGGCCGAGAAGCAAAAGAGCCTGGGTGGACCACAGGGTGGAACATTCTCGATCAGTACCGCCGGGTTTGTAGTCGCGTCGAAGCAGAGGTCGAGTTGGAGCGGACCAAGAGACTAGCGCTCAAAGGGCAAATCGATGCGATTACTGCGACTTTTGACCGAATGGTGGAGCGAGCGGCGCTTGAGGAAGCAGGACGAGCGCCGGCTGAAAATGCTTCAGGACATGCAGGAACACCATAAATGGCCGCAGTGAATCGCCTCCCTGTCTTCGTGAGCGATCACGCGGCCGGCATGATGATTGCGCTTTGGTACGCCAAGAAAAATACGAACGAGATCGCGAAGGCGCTTTCGATTCCTGAATATGAAGTCGCCAACCGACTTCCGATCTTGCGGGCGCGTCACAAGCAGATGCGCGAGAGTTGAGTAACTAGGAGGCGGGGAAATGGTTGCAATTGGATCTGAAGATTACGTCGCCGCGCGGAATCGCAAATCGTGCAAAGCCCTTTTGCATTTGTTGGAATTGCATCATGGTGCTGAGGAAGTCGCTTCGCAGCCTGTCGAAGTCATCGAGCCCGAACCGATCCCAGCGCCCCCCGTGGAATTGCCTAACGGCTCCGTCCCGGCTTTCAACGCCTTCCAGGCATGGATTGACAAGTTCGAGCCGCTGCCTGCGCCGACCTATCCCACGATTCACAAGATCAAGCGCTGTGTAAGCGAGCATTTCGGTATCACGGTTCCCGAAATAGATTCCGATCGTCGGATGAAGAGGGTGGTTAGACCTCGCCAAATCGCGATGTACATCACCAAGAAATTAACACCGCGATCGCTCCCGGATATCGGCCGCAAGTTTGGCGGCAAAGACCATTCGACGGTGCACCATGCCGTGCACAAGATCGAGAATCTCGTCGAGCATGACGCCGGCTTCGCGGGCGAAATTTCCATCCTGATGGCAAAGGTGCAGACATGAAAACGATAGCCGAACAGTACAGAGAGACGCTCGAACGCGCCCGCAAGTGCAAGCCGCGCTCGGAGCGGAAAACGCTTCTGACCCGGAAACTGCGGGATCTGATGACCCGGCGGCTGCGTGCCGAGCTGCGGAAGAAAGCGGCGTAATGGCTGGTTTAGCATCGGGAACGGGAAACAAGGCTGCTCCGCTAAGTCAGCGGAAGGACGATCTTTATGAGAGTCCTCCCGAGGCGGTTACAGCGCTTCTCCGTGTCGAGAAGCTGCCAGAGGTCATCTGGGAGCCTGCATGCGGCCCTGGCGTCATTGTGCGCGGTCTGAGGGGTGCCGGTCATCAGGTCTATGCAACCGATTTGGTGGATTATAGCTCACCGGACCAAGATCAAGCCGGTTGGGATTTTCTGCTCGAGCAGCAATTGCCGATCGGCGTTCAGGCTATCGTGACGAACCCGCCGTTTAAGAACGCACAAGAGTTCGTTGCCCACGCGCTGCATCTGTGTCCGAGGGTGGTCATGCTTCTCAGGCTTGCTTTCCTGGAGAGCGATCGGCGCACGCCAATTCTTGATACCGGACATCTCGCCCGCGTTCACGTCTTTCGTAAGCGGCTCCCGATGATGCATCGGCACGGATGGGAAGGGAAGCATTCCAACAGCGGAATGGCCTTCGCCTGGTTCGTGTGGGACCGCCACCATTCAGGACCGACCGAGCTGCATCGCCTCTCTTGGGAGACGGCATGATCACCCGCGCCCTCAAGTTTGTTCGGTTCGACCGGATTGAAGACCATTTCCGCCAAGGCTGGATGGTCTCATTTCCGAACGCTCCAATGCACCACCACCACTACAGCATAGAAATGAAATGGATCTGCCCTTGTCCTGTTCCGGGTGGATTCGGAAAGTCCAGTAGCAACCGCGTTCCCGCAGCATCACAAACCGAGAGCGCAAATGAGCGAACCGAAAGCAGGCGACAACCAGCTTAAGTCGATTGTTTCCAGGATCAACACGCTGGAGGATGAAAAGAAGACCATCGCCGAAGACATCCGTGACGTTTACGCGGAGGCCAAAGGGAATGGTTTTAATCCGGCCGCGCTACGTGTGATCGTCCGCAAACAGCGCGCCGACGCCAAGAAGGCTGCCGAGCTCCAGGTTGACGTAGACGCCTATATGGCGGCCTTGGGAATGATTTGATGGCCGGTATTGGTCATCTCATCGAACGCATGATCGCGGCTGGCATCTCTCCGGGGGACGCCGGCGCGATCGCGGCTGAGATTTATGCCGCGGGCGTGGCTTCCGCCTCTGTGCGTTCGGCTGGCGCCGAGAGAACGCGGCGTTGGCGTGAAAATAAAGCGTCACAACGTGACGCTAATCGTCACCAAACGTCACACTGTGACGCGGAGACTGAAGCGTCACCAATCGTCACAGAGCGTCACAAACCGTCACAATGTGACAATGGCGTTGTTTTGCATAGAGATACTAATATTAAAAATAGTAAGAGGCAAAACAGCGATCGACCGTCACGCGGTACACGCATCGATCCGAATTGGATGCCGAGCGAAGCTGACAGGCTGACGGCTCGGAACGAAGGGTTCACCGACGCCGAGATCGACCGAGAAGCACTTCGCTTCCGCGATTACTGGGTGGGGCGAGCTGGATCAGGCGGTGTGAAGCTCGATTGGGCGGCTACATGGCGCAACTGGGTGCGGACATCGGCCGAAAAGCTCGGCAAGACGCCAATACGGCCGGATAGCGCAGCCGTGGAAACTTCGCTGTACCTCGCTAGATCCGGCAGCGAAGAGCTAGACGCCTGGGATGCCTACACGAAGCAGAGGACTGGCAAGACGCTGCCGCGCAACCGCGACGGTCACTGGCGCGTGCCTGCGCGTTGGCCGCCTGGCTACACTCCGCAGCCGGCGAAGACGTTCCAGATCCCGGATCTTAGAATGCAGACAATTCCAGCGGGGAAAATCCAATGACGGCTTTGGGGACAATCGTGAGCAAGCGCAATATCCAGGAATCGGCTTGGTACATCGCTATCACCAATCCGAACTGCCATCGGCGCGCCGAAGGTGGTTTGGCCGATCTGGGCTATCCAGCCTTCTGGCCGAAGCTGCGAAAGTGGGTTTCCCACGCTCGCACGAAGGTGCCGAAGGAATACCCGATCTTGGGCCGGTATCTGTTCGTGGATGTCCCGGACGGCAATTTCTGGGCGGTGCGCAACGTCAACGGGATCGAGGGATTGATCACGGATCAAGACGGTGCGCCGGCCGAAATCCCCGAGCGGATTGTTTGGCAGTTCCGTGAGCGCTACATGCGCGGGGAATGGGATATGGTTGCGAGCAATCCCGTGCCTGTCGGCGCTCGCATTCAGATCATGGAAGGCGAGTTTGCGGATTTTCTGACCACGGTGCGCCGGCGCCATCGCGGCAAGCTCGAATTCCTCGCCAACGGGAAATTCTATCAGACGCACGAAAGCAACGTGAGGGCGGCATGATCGTTGAGATCGAGAAGACCACGATAGAACATCCTACCCGCAAGGAAGCCGTCAATTTTGCGCTTGCTGAAGCTGTGAGGCGCATTGAACGCCTCGAAGGCAATGATCTTTATCGACGCGCCTGGGCTCGAGCTGCGCTCCTTATCAAAAACATGATGGTTGAGTTTAACACTCCGATAATAGCAACTCCGGAACAAATCAGTTCTAACTCATCTCGGCCGGTCGCATAGCTTTCACCCGCCGGGTGGCTTGTGTCTTGGCGTTTCCTCCCTGAACTTGCCCGCGGCCAACGTCGCGGGTTTTTCTTTGGACTTCCCATGCTCGCAACCCTGATAGCGCTTCTCTGCGTCGGCTCCGACTGCCAAGAGCATATCCTGGGCCAGTATCAGTCGATGGATTGCCAAGTGCATGGGCAGGCATACGCGGCCGATTGGATCGGCAAGAACGAACCAGCGGCCAGACTGGAGCGCTTCAAATGCGTTCCTCCAGACTACAAGCGCGCGATCGGCCTCTGAGGCCATTTAGCCCGCTTTTATTCCGCCTCTACGCCTCAGACCTAGCAGAAGCCGTCCACGAATTAGCTCGAGAGAGACAGATGGGAAGCCAGGCTGCTCTGCGAGAGGCGCTCGGCCGAAATGACATCGAAGTCCGGTTCGGTGATGGAAAGCAGTACGTGACGATGGATGACAAGACCGTGGAACTGAGCGCGAGCGCTTCGCCGGCTGAGGTTGCGCAGGCTCTTGATCTGTCCAAGCCGCCGGTTCCTGCTCCGTCGCCGGCGCTGATACCGCAGGTTCAGATCCTGACGCCGATGACTTCGGCTCAGGCTGCGGCGCCCGCAAAGCCGGTCAAGACCGTTCCGGCACCTGGGAGCTTCGCCGCGAGCATCCGGGCGATCGTGAACGAAGCTCGCGATGGGCTCCAGCAAGCTCGCTCAGACTGCGTTGCCCAAGTGCGTGAGGCCGTGGGCGAACTGCAAGCCGTTACGGCTCAGACCAAGCAGGTTGGTAGCTCCATGGTCAAATCGATCAAGGATGAAACCGCCGCGGCTCTCGCAGAACTCGGCCAGATAAGCAACATGCCGCCGGAGGATGCCCAATGAGGCTGACCGTCGATGCTCGCAAGGCTCTCAGTGGCAGTGACTTCGCCGGGCCCGATCGCAGTTTCCCGACCGAGGACAAGGACCACGCCGAAGCCGCACTGATGGACGTCGGGCACGACAAGAAGCTGACCGCCTCCGAGAAGGCGACCGTTCGACGGAAAGCCAAGGCTAGGCTCGACGAAAAGAACGACCGGGATTTGCACGAATATCTCGGCAAAACCTACGGGAGGAAGAAGTGACGCCCGCAAGTAATTCAAATGTTTGAGTAATAAAATATGGCGGGACGCCCAGCAGGATCACAGAACAAGGACAAGCCATTTCGGGATGCAATCCGAATGGAAGCGGCGCTGGCTGAGAGCGGCGAAGAGTCGCCGGCTAAGCCGGGTTCGCTGCGTTGGATCGCGCGGCAATTGCTTGTGCGCGCTGGCACTGAGACCGCTGCGGCGCATGAGATTGCGGATCGGCTCGACGGTAAGGCCGCTCAGTCTGTTGAGATGTCGGGCGGCTTGAGCATCACTCATGAGGAAGCGTTGAATGAGCTTGACGGACCGGGAACGGACGATCAGGCGTAGGCTGCGTGACGATTTCAGGCATTACGCATCCAAGTGTCTCAAGATCCGGACAAAGGCCGGAAAGATCGAGCCGCTCGCTCTCAACCAGGCGCAGCTTTATTTGCATGGCCGGCTTGAAGCACAACGACAGCGAACCGGTAAAGTTCGCGCGCTCGTTCTGAAAGGACGGCAACAGGGCATCTCGACCTATATCGGCGGCCGATATTACTGGCGCGCGTCGCATAGCAAAGGCGTCCGGGTGTTTATCCTGACGCATGAGCAGGACGCGACGAACAATCTGTTCGGGATGGTGGAGCGATATCATTCGCACTGTCCTGATCTGGTCAAGCCTGTGACCGGCGCTGCGAACGCCAAAGAGTTGAGTTTCGAGGCGCTGGAGAGTGGCTACGCGGTCGGTACAGCAGGCGCAAAGGCAACGGGGCGATCTCAGACCGTTCAATTGTTTCACGGCTCTGAGGTGGCTTTCTGGCCCAATGCGAAGACGCATTTTGCTGGTGTCGTTCAGGCCATTCCGGATCTGCCGGGAACTGAGATCGTCCTGGAGTCGACGGCGAACGGGCTCGGCGGCGAGTTTCACGAGCGCTGGCAGCAAGCCGAGAGCGGAAATGGCGACTACGAGGCCATTTTCATTCCGTGGTTCTGGGACCCAGGTTATCGGCGCGAAGTGCCGCAGGATTTCAGGCTTGATGAAGAAGAGCAGGCCTATGCCGACGCTCACAAGCTCGATCTCGAGCAAATGGTGTGGCGTCGGGCGAAGATTGCGGAGCTGAAAGATGGCCTCCTCTTCAAACAGGAATATCCTGCGACGGCTCAAGAAGCCTTCCAGCTTACGGGTCATGATAGCTTCATCAAGTCCGGCCGAGTTCTTGCAGCTCGTAAGCTCAGTTGCGAAGGGATTGGACCGCTCGTCATTGGAGTCGATCCGGCGCGCTTTGGAGACGATCGCTTTTCCATCGCCTGGCGCCGAGGTCGACAGGTCAGCAAAGTAGAGAGCAGGGGCAAGATCGATACCGTTCAGGGTGCGAACTGGATCAAGCAGGTTATCGATACTGATAAGCCGGCTCGTGTGTTCGTGGACGTTGGCGGTGTTGGCGCTGGCGTTGTTGATATCCTGCATTCGTGGGGTGGCGTTTATCTTGAGGCAGTTACGCCGATCAACTTCGGGTCAGAGCCTCAAGAGCCGACCGTAATCCTGCCTGATGGCACGAAATCAGCGGGTCCTCGGAATCGGCGCGCCGAAATGTGGTCGCGCTCGCGGGATTGGCTGGATGAGCCGGGCGGCGCTGACATTCCGGATTTGGATAGCCTGCAGGCCGATGCTTGCGGGCCGGGTTATTCCTACGACGTAAACCAGCGGCTTCTCTTGGAAAGCAAAGAACACATGCGAGCTCGCGGTATCAGGTCGCCAGACGATTGGGATGCGATCGCGCTGACGTTTGCGGAGCCTGTGCATGAAGAGGTTGCGCGGCCGGTGCGTCAGCGTCGCGTCGGCGGCTGGATGGGCGCCTGATGGCCGGCGAATACCAGGACCAGGTCAACAAGGCTGACGGCGACGACAAGCCGAAGTCCGATTGGCCCGAAATCCACAAGGAAGCTCTGCTTGAATACGAGCGTGACTACGCGCGCGAGCAGGGCAACATTGAGGATGCTTACGAGGATCTGCGCTTCCGCCGCGGTCGATTGAATGATCAGTGGGATGCGCTGGCGCTAGAGGCTCGCAAGGGTCGCCCCTGCCACGTCGTCAACAAACTCCCGCAGTTCGTTCGTCAGGTGACGGGCGATATGCGGCAGTCTCGCCCAGGCATCAAAGTTGTTCCGGTCGACGATGGTGCCGATGTCGAGACGGCAGAAGTCCGCGCCGGCATGATCCGGTATGTCGAGAACCGATCCAAAGCGAAGCACATTTACACGACCGGTGCCGACAGTCAGGTGACTGCAGGCATCGGCCATTGGGCTGTCACGACCGAGTACGCCAACGCTGGCACGTTCAACCAGGAAATCCGGATCATCGGCATCGAGGATGGCGTGTCCGTCGTCTGGGATGCGGATTCGGTGCTGCCTAACCGGTCTGATGCTGATCATTGCTTTGTGCCGAACGACATCACGCGCGCGAAGTTCAAGAGGCAATGGCCGAACGCGGTTCAAAGCGGATTTGACACGTCGCTGTGCGGCTCGGGATCGACCAGCTATTTCGACAACTGGCACCATGATGACTATATCCGCGTAGTCCAGTATTGGAAGAAGAAGCCGCTTGTCCGCACCTTGGCGCTCATGCCGGATGGTTCGATTGAGGATCTGACGGACCAGATCAAGGACGCGCCAGAGGATCAGGTCAAAGCGGGATTGCAGTGGCTCACCACGCAAAAGGGTGCGCGCGTCGAGCAGCGCGATAGCTATTCGATCTGCCGCTATCTGATCACGATGGCAGAAGTGCTAGAGGAATCGGACTGGCCCGGAATGCACATTCCGATCGTCCCGGTGATCGGTGAGGAAGTGCGCGTCGGGCGCGATGTCTACCGTCATGGCATTGTCCGGTATGCCCGCGATCTTCAGCGGATGGTCAACTATTACGCCTCGGCCGAAACGGAGGTGATTGCGCTACAGCCGAAGGCCCCCTGGATCGGCACCAAGAAGCAGTTTCAGGACCGCTATGATCTTTGGGAAACGGCCAATACCGAACCTCATCCGTTTCTGGAGTATACCCCCGATCCGCAAGCGCCAGGACCGCCGCAACGTGTTCCGCCTCCCGTTCCGTCTCAGGCTGTCCAGGCCGGCTCACTGAACGCCGCCAACGACATGAAGGCCGTTATCGGCATTTACGACGCGAGCCTTGGGGCCAAATCGAATGAGACCAGCGGCGTTGCGATTGCCCGCCGGGATCAGCAAGGCGATACAGGTACGTTCGTCTACCACGACAACTTCGCGCTGGCGATCGAGCGCACGGGAGAGATCGTCAACGATCTGTTTCCTCATATCTACGACACGCAGCGCACCATTCAGATTTTGGGCGACGATGGTCAACCGAACATGGTACAGATCAATAAACCCCAGATCATCGACGGGGTTAACAAGATCCAGCACGACATGTCGTCCGGCTCCTATGACGTCGTGATGGAGCAGGGGCCGTCTTACGCTACCAAGCGCGAGCAGGCGCAGGATGGCATGACCGAGTTCATTCGGGCGTTCCCGCCGGCCGCGCCGCTGATTGGCGACATCTATGCCAAGAGCATGGATTGGCCGCACGCTCAGGAGATCGGAGAGCGGCTCGAGGAAGCGCTGCCGCCCGCGATCAAGGCTAAGCTGCAGGCCGAGCGCGCGGAGAAGGATCAGGTTGCCGGCAAGCCGCCTTCGCCTGAAGCGCAGCAGCAGACTATGCAGCAACAGCAGGCTGAGCAAGAGGCGGCGCAGGCCAAGTCGCTGCAGATGAACGAGCTCAAAGCAAAGGCGGATGAGGCGGAGGCCAAGGCCAGAAAGGCTGTCGCCGAGGCAGACAGAGCCGAAGCCGAAGCCAAACTGATGACGCAGCGGCTTGCGGCTGCACACATGGACGAATTGCGCACCATCGAGGCCAACACGCACGACCAAGCCCGCGGGCATGTTCAGCACCGTCAAGCCACAGCGCACGCCCAGGATAGGCATGCGGTCGACATGACACGGCAGGGGCTGGCCGAGGCCCGAGCGCTTCAGCAGGCATCACAGGGCGCCGAGCAGCATCAGGCGACCATGCAGAACGCAACTCAGCCGGAGATGGCTGACGCAGAGTAATTCCGGCGCTTAGACGCTGGTTGGCAGCCGTCCGAAAGGGCGGCTTTTTTCATGGGTAAAACAGATGGGCGACCAGGATACGCTGGCGGCAACGCCGGGCGATACGACCAATGATGCACCGATCAATGACGGCTTCATCGACCTCGATGCTCAGACCGAACCGGCGGCCGAGACGACCGACGATGAAGGCCAAAGCCAGGAAACCGAGCAGACAGAACAGTCTTCCGGTGAAGAAGACAAGCCCAAGAAACTGAGCGGCGCCGCGCGAGCCAAGCTCCGCGAACAGCGCCTTTTGAACGAGCTTTCCGCTCGCGATCGCGAGCTTGAAGAACTTCGGCGCGCACAGCCGGCGAAAACCGCCAGCGACAGCGCCGATAAACCGCCGCGTGAGGAAGACTTCAACGGCGACTTCTTCGCCTATCAGACCGCCAAGACGGCCTATGAGGCTGGCAAAGCGGCGGCCGAAGCAGTCGAAAAGCGCTTAGGCGCCCGTGAACAGACCGAACGACAGGCAAAGCAGACCGAAATCGCTCGGGAGCGCGACGTTGCGCATCTCGAACGGGTCGAAGACGCGCGCGAGGTTATCGCGGACTTCGATCAGGTCATGAAGGGTATGGACGGCGTTCAAGTTCGCCAGGACGTGATCGACGAGATCAAGTCGTCTGAGAACAGCGCTCTCCTTGCGTACCACCTCGCAAAGAATCCCGACAAGCTCAACGCACTGAACAGCATGAGCGGACGCGAGCTGGCCCGAGAAATGGGACGGCTGGAAGCCACTGTGAAGATGCCGGAAGCGAAAAAGGCAACAACCGCTCCCGCTCCTTTATCCCGCCCGAAAGGCGGCGCCGCGCCACGCAGCCAGGATGCTGATCTAGCGGCTTATCTCAAGCGCACATACGGCTGAGATCCAGCGGGAGCCTTTCCGAGAAGGAATAGGCTTCAATGTCCAATACGACCCTCAGTGCGGCGATCATTGCGAAAGCAGCGGTCGGCATTCTCGAAAACGAACTCGTCATGGCGAACGCGGTTTACCGCGGTTACGAGGACGAGTTCGACAAGAAGATCAACGGCTATACGGTCGGTGACACCATCACCATCCGCAAGCCGACCGACTTCACCGTCCGTAACACGATCACCGCCTCAGCGCAGGACGTGACGGAAGGCAAGCTCAGCCTGCAAATCAATAAGGTCGCGGGCGTCGATTTCAAGTTCACCTCGCAGCAGCTGACCCTGAACATCGCGGATCTGTCGGAGCGCGTCATTCGGCCGGCGATGATCCAGATCGCCAACCAGATCGACATCGACGTGATGTCCCTCTACAAGGACATTCCGCAGTGGGTCGGCACTCCCGGTACTTTGGTTCAGTCCTTCGCAGGCTTTGCCAAGGGCACGACCAACCTCGACCAGCGTTCGGTTCCTCAGAACGGCCGCTCGGGTGTCTTGGCGCCCGCGGATTACTGGGCGATGGCCGGCAGCCAGACGGCTCTCTTCCAACCGCAGATCGGGCAGAATGCGTATCGGAACGGCAAGGTCGGCAATGTCGGCAATGTCGAAACCATGATGTCGCAAAACGCGCCGACCTTCACGGTTGGCCCGATGGGCGGCACGCCGCTGGTTAATGGCGCAAGCCAGAACACCACCTATGACACGACCGGCGTCAACACGCAGTCGCTGATCACGGATGGCTGGACGGCTTCTGCAGCGTCTCGCGTCAAGAAGGGCGACGTTTTCACGCTCGCCAACGTGTACGACGTCAATCCTGTCACCAAGGCGACGCTGCCGTTCCTCAAGCAGTTCGTTGTGACGGCGGACGGCTCTTCGGACGGTTCTGGTAACCTGACCTTGACGATCGCTCCGCAGATCATCACTTCGGGCGCGTTCCAGAACTGTTCTGCGGCTCCTGCTGACAACGCTGCGCTGACCTTCGTCGGCACTGCGGGCACTGCCTACACGAACAACCTGATCTTCAGCAAGAACGCCTTCGCGCTCTGTATGGTGCCGATGGTTCGGCCGCCTGGCTCCGTTGACTGCTCGCGTCAGAGCAAGAACGGCATCAGCGTTCGCGTCATCCCGTACTATGACGGCACGAACGATGTGAGCAACTGGCGACTGGATTGTATCTACGGCGTTCAGACCATCGACCGGCGCCTTGCGGTTCGCCTTAGCGGTACCTAACGCATCCTCCCAAACTCAGCGGCGTCCTATGGGGCGTCGCTTTCCTTTTGAGGGTTAACGATGCCCAAAACCCGCGCCGAACTCATCAATCAGTGCTTGACGAACCTTGGCGTTATTGCCGAAGGGCAGTCGATCGACGCTGACCTGGTGCAGAAGATGGACGGCATTGTCGATCCTGCTATAGCCGAATTGGCCTCGCTCGATATCTATTACGTTCAGGATGCGGGCGAGCTGGGGCCGGCTGATGGCGCGATCGAGGATAGCGCGTTTCTGTCGGTAGCGGCTTATATCGCCAATGCTGCTTGCGCGGCGTTCAACCTGCCGGCAGATCAGAAGCTCCAATCGCTAGCATTGCTGGCAGAGCAGAAGCTGCGAACGCTCGCAGCGCCAGCACGCACCTTGCGGACCTTGCGGGTTGATCCGGCTGTCAGCCGGCGGTTCTGGCCTTATCGGGGCGGCTTCTTTTGAAAAAGCCTATTCCGTTTCCGGTTCAGACCGCACCTGGCGCGAAGTCGCAGGAATCCGGCGGCCGGATCATCAACGGCTATGCGGATGCGTTAGGAGCGCAGGCGCCGAGCCAGACGGTCATTCGCCGCGGGCCCGGATTGGTGAATTTCGGAACGTCGGCGAGGTCCGGTTTCCGCGGTTCGATCCTGGTCAATGATGTCCTGTATGTCGCCTTCAGCGGCAAGCTGGAGAAATGGAGTTCGGCCGGCGGCGCGTCGACCAGCATCGGCAATCTGAACGGCACCAAGCGTGGCTTTTTCGCGGCCAACAACAATACGACGCCGGATCGCGTGTTTGTCGATCCTGATGGCAATATCGCGGTTTTCACGGAATCGTCCGTTACGAACTCCTATCCGGATGCCGATCTTCCATCGGTCAACTCGGTCGACTTCCTCGACGGCTATCTGGTTTTCACGACGGGCGACGGGCGCGCGTTTGCAACCGATCTTAACTCGACGTCGGTTAATTCGCTGTCCTTTGGCAAGGCTGAGGCCAAACCTGATGGCTTGGTGCGGGTGGTCGCGTGGGGCGGTCGCCTGTTGTTCATGGGCAACGAGACGATTGAAGTCTGGACGGATGCGGCGACTGTTCCGTTCCCGTTCGCGCGCAGCAATGTCATTCCGCGTGGCCTCGCTGGCCCTTACTGCGTCTCAGGCTATGAGGACGGCTTTTCGCGGGGGCCGATCTTCGTCGGTGATGACAACTGCGTCTATGCGCTGGAGGGCTACACGCCAACCAAGGTTTCGACCACTGATCTGGATGGCCTGATCGAGGCCGTCACCGACAAGACGACGCTCGAGGCTACCTCGTTCATGGCGAGGGGTCATGCGTTTTGGCAGTTGTCTTGCCCGGCGTGGTCATGGGTTTTGGATATCTCGACCTCGCAATGGTTTCAGGCTGACAGTTACTTGCAACTGCGATCGCGGCGCGCCGGCGCGATCAACGCCTATTCCATGTGGCTGACCGGCGACACCCAGACCGGCAACCTGCAGCAGATCATCACGTCCGCCAATGATGAGGTAGGAGATCCGCTCAGGCTCAGGATCGAGAGCGGCCCGGTGATGAATTTCCCGGGTGGAACTACGGTCGGGCGCGCTGATTTCTATTTCGTCACCGGTGTTGGCATCGCGACGGGCCGTGACCCTGATCAAACCGATCCGGACGTCGAAATCTCGTGGTCGGACGATGGTGGCTTGACCTGGAGCAATCCGATCTTGCGCAAGCTCGGCCGTCAGTCAGAACCGAAACAGCTTATCTCCCTCGTGTCCTGCACGGGCCGCACGGGCTGGGAGGGGCGCCGCTGGCGGCTTGATGTCTCCTCGGCTGTCTATGGCGCGTTTCTGTTTGGCACGATGTCCGACGATCCAAGGGCTGTCTGATGGCTAGATTTCGCATGCTGACGCCGGATGCAGTGATCATCGATCCTAAGACCGGCAGGTTTACCGAAAACGGTTACGACCTTTTCAAAGGACTTGAGCGGCTCGGCTTGATCGACCTGGCCGACGTCGATCCCACGGCACCCACTAATGGGCAAGTACCGGTGTTTAACTCAACGACGGGCCTATGGAAGGCTGGAGCTAACTGATGGGCAATATTTTCACCGACTTGTTCTCGACCGGGCCGGCTGATCAGGCTGCGGCTGATGCGAAGGCTGGTTACAATACCGGCGTTTCGAATGCGAACGAGACTCTTGCCGAAGGCCGCAACGCAGCAAATAACTATTACCAAGAAGCCTACGCGCCATTCTCCAGTCTCATCAGTTCGACCGGGCAGGGTTCGCAGGCGTATGCGGATGCCACGGGTGTCAACGGAACGGCGGGACTGCAGCGAGCGCAGGCGATCTATCAGGCTGATCCTGGCTACAATGGCGGGTTGACGACTGGCATCGATCAGGTCATGCGGACGAATGCGGCGGCTGGCAATCTCGGAGGCGGCAACAACAGCGCTGACGAAATCAAGTTCGCGAGCGACTACGACAACCAGAAATACAACCAATACGTATCGTCGCTCGCGCCTTATCTTGGCGCTAACCAGAGTGCGGTCAGCGGCGCGGCGGGTGTTCTCGGTAACCAGGCCACGACCGATACTGCAATCGCAGGCCAGCAAGCTCAGAACAACTACAATGGCGCGGTGGGGGCGGGGAACGCGCAATCTCAGGCCGATCTAGCGCCATATCAGGCATCATCGAACTTCTGGAGCGCGCTGACCGGTCTCGGGCAGATGGCGCTAAAGGCTACTGGCGTCGGCGGCTATGCGCCTTCAGTCGCAAAGGCTGCCTAAATGGTCGACATCGCGATCCCGCAAGTCAACTTCTACTCGATGTTGTCGGGCCTGGGTGACACATTGCAGGCGAACCGCGTTGCGCAGGCCAAGAAGGACGCTTTTGCGGCTGCGACCACGCCGGGCCCAGACGGCAAGATCGACTACGGTAAAGCCATTCTCGGCCTAGCACAGGCTGGCGATACGCAGTCGGCCGCGCTTCTTTCGGCAACTCAGAACCATCAGGATACCCTAAAGCAACAGGCGATCGAAAACGCGCGCGCGGCCCAAGCTGCGGCTACAGCCAATCAGCATTTCCAGATGAGCTATGCTCTGCAGAAGCGCGCGGCTGATCGGGCGGACGAAACCCCGCTCGACAAAGCTAATCAGCGCGTTAACGTGTTGAAGGCGAACGGTATTGATCCAGCCTCTCCCGAAGGGCAGAACTATGTGCTGACGGGTACCTATACCAACAGCGCGCCGAAGAATTTCGTAAAGGGGCCCGATGGAAGCTATGCGCCCATTCCCGGCGGCCCGACCGATCCGGCTTATCTCGGCGCTGTTGCGGCAGCCAAAGCCAAGGCGCAGTCGGACGTTCCTGGGGGGCTCTCGCTCAATCCGATCTACGCCAAGGATGCCGATGGGAACACAGTTCTGCTTCAGCCTGGAAAGAATGGCGTTGCGGTACAAAGCAAGCTTCCTGAAGGCGTTACACTCAACGGCGTTGACGATGAAACCTTGCGGGCCGATGCTGCGCGCCTCAACGCTGGCGATCCTAATGTTCTGAAGAAATATTCAAACAAGGGACAGGGCCGCGTCGATCTGCTTCGCCTCAACAACGAGGCAAATCGGCAGCGGGTCGCGGCCGGACAAGACCCGATCGATATTACGCAGAACTATATAACCACGCAGGGCGATGTCGCGCGCGAGCGAACCTCCGGCACGATGGAAGGGCGGATGGCGCCAGCTTCGATTGAAGCGCAAGGCGCCTTTAAGATTGCGCAGAACTCGCTAGATAACCTTTGGCGCACCAATAACGTCCCGCTTAATCGTTTGCTGCAAATGGGCGAGGCAGCGACTAGCAATCCAGAGCTAAAGGCTGCCAAAGTCGCGACGAATACAGCCGTGATGACGTATTCCCGCGCCATTGCCCCAACTGGCGTTGGTACCGTGGATGCTCAGCAGCATGCCCGCGATATCCTCGATAGTGCGGACGGACCCGAGGCTACGAAGGCCGCCTTCGCGCAATTGGCTCGCGAAGTCGATATGGCGCATGCATCTCCTGGAATCGCGCGGCAATACTTCGCTGCAGCTCGAAAGGCGCGGCTCGAAGGCAAGCCAATGCCGGAAATGCCGCAATATCAGCCTGCACAGCCTCCCGCTCTTCAGCCGCCGCCGGCAGCAATCCAGGCCCTAAAGCAAGACCCTCGGCGCGCGGCTGACTTTGATGCATACTATGGCGCCGGATCGGCCCGAGCCGTCTTGACCGGCGGGCGCTGATGGCAAATTTTTTCGCGCAATTCCATGACGATCCGCCAGAGGCGGCTCCTGCCGGAGATGTTACGCCGTCAAACTATTTCTCGCGGTTTCATCCTGATGGTCCTCCGAGCACGGCCGCGCCTCAGGCGGTTCCTGGCCAAAATGGCGCTCCCACGCGCGTCATCATGGATATGACACCCAAGAAACCAGATCACGGTGTCGTTGATGCCGCTGCGCGAGGTGTGGCGCAAGGCGTGACAGCCAATTTCGGTGACGAAATCCGTGGCCTAATCGAAGCCGGCGGAGCCAACCCAGACGACCCCGCGAGCGTCTATAAGCTGATCTCGGGCGCTCTGAAATATTGGGGCGGCGATAAAGACGCCAAGAAGCGATATGACGATGCCGTTGCGCGTGAGCGTGAGCTTGATAAGACGGCAGAGGAGCAGCACCCGGTAGCCTCGACGCTGGGCAATGTCGCCGGTGCCGTAGCGCTCCCGGTTGGTGCCGGCGTCGGCGCGGCCACACTGCCGGAGCGTATTGCGATCGGCTCTGGCGTAGGTGCTGCCGTGGGAGGCGCTGCGGGAGTCGGTGAGGGGCAGGGCGCGACGGACAGCATTGCGAAGGGCATCACAGGCGCCGGAATCGGTGGGCTCCTGGGAGGCGCGGCGCCGGCAGTAGTTGAAGGTGCAGTTCAGGGCGCCCGCGCGGTAGCTCAGCCGATCGTCAACACTATTCGCGGCATTCGTGATCCCGAGGGGGAGGCCGCGCGTAGGGTGGCGCTTGGTATCCAGCGGGACATACAGACCGACCCGCAGGCCGCATCCCGCCTCACACCGCAGGAGTTTACCCAGAACGTACAATCCGGCGGTCCCGCGACCGTTATGGATCTCGGTGGCGAGACGACGCGCGCGCTGGCGCGGTCCGCCGCGAATACTTCGCCAGAAGGTCGCGCCGTGCTCAACCGGGCGATCAATGATCGGTTCGAGGGACAGTCGGATCGGGTAACAGGATGGCTCAACCAGAATTACAATCACCCGGACGCTTTCCAGCTCGAAAAGGCCATTCGAGAGGAAGGCAAGAAGGCCAACGGGCCGGCCTATCAGCGTGTCATGGCGGCGCATCCAGTCGTCAATGTGCCATCCGAAATCACCGATCGCCCCGCCGTCGCACAGGCGATGAAAGATGCCGTTTCGCTGGCGAAGAACTATGGCGAAAAGCTGCAGGGCGAACCTGAAGTCAAGACGATCATTTCGGGACCGGGATACCATATCGCAGACGATGTTCCTAACTCGGCCAAAACCAGCCTACGCTATTGGGACTATGTCAAAAAGGCATTGGATGCGCGGATCGAGGGCGCGAAACGCCGTGGCGGCATCGAGGATCTGAACAGCAAGCAGAAGGCTGACTTCCGAGGGCTTGTCGACGCGCGCAATGCCCTGGTCGATCATTTGGACTTCGTTGCTCCTGAATATGCCCAGGCGCGCGCTGGCGCCGCGGCCTATTTCGGAGCCGAAGACGCGCTCGATGCCGGCCGCAAGATACTCACATCAAAGATGAAGAATTCGGAGATCGCGTCCGGCCTCGCAAAGATGACGCCCGGCGAGCGAAAGCTGGCTCAGGATGGGTTTGTCTCGGAATATGTCTCAATGCTGCGCGAGCAAGGCGATCGCCGCAGCGTCTTGAACAAGATTGCTCAGTCCCCGGCCGCGCGTGAGCGCATCGCAATGGTGCTCGGAAAAGCGAAGGCCGATGAGCTAGAATCGGTCCTGCGCGTCGAAGGAGTCATGGATCTTGCCAGGGGAGCAGTGCAGGGCAATTCAACGACAGCGCGGCAATTGGCGGAACTCGGGCTTGCCGGCGGTGCTGGCCTGGCAACCAACGGCGACTTTTCGAACTTGCACCCGTCCGCATTGATGAGCGCGGCACTCGTTTATGGCGCCGCGAAAGGCCACGGAAAGATTAATGAAGCGGTATCGCGAAAGGTCGCGGAGCTTTTAACCTCGAACAACCCGCGGATACTGCTGCGGGGCATTCAGATGGTCGCAAAGAACAATCAACTCTTCAGCGCTTTGCGCCGGGCTGATCAGGGGCTTGCTCGAGCGGGGGCCAACCAAGCTCCCGTTGCGCCGGCTCTTCAAGCGATTGGCATAAGCCGCGCCGACGATCAGCCAGACGTTCCACGGCCACCAGGCCAGTAAGAAAACGCCAACGCAGTAGATCAACAGGGCCGCTCGCAAGGGCGGCTTTTTCTTTGAGGCCTCAATGATCTTCAAACGTCTCACCGTCGCGCTCGCGGCGCTCTTTGCGCTGGCTGGACCTGCCTTCGCCTCGGGCACCATACCATTCAGCCTGTCCCAGCAGTTCGACCAGTTCGGCAAACCTCTGGCGGGATGCCTATTCTACACAATCCAGGCGGGTACGACCAGCACCCCGCAAAACGCCTTTCAAGATAGTGCGTTAACGATTCCGCTTCCGAACCCGCAGACTTGCGACGCGGCCGGCCGTTTGCCTCAGATGTTCCTGGCCGACGGGACAATCAAGGTCCGGCTGACTGACAAGAACGGAACCGCAATTCTGGTTGTCGACAATATCCAGGTTGTCGGCGCGTCGTCCGGCTCAGGTGGTGGCGGCACGGTCGATCCGACCACGATCCTCGCCACGGGTGACATCAAGGTTACCTACGGCACCGGCACGATTTCAGGATTTGTCCGAGCCAACGGTCGCACGATCGGATCTGCGAGTTCAGGCGCAACTGAGCGAGCCAATGCTGATTGCCAAGCGCTCTTTGAGGATCTCTGGGATGCTGATGCGAACCTAACCGTCTCCGGTGGTCGAGGAGCGACAGCGGCAGCGGATTGGGCCGCAAACAAGCAGCTAACATTGCCGGACATGCGCGGCCGCACAATCGCCGGCCTTGATGATATGGGCAACACGGCTGCGGGAAGACTTACATCGACCTATTTCGGAGCAACTCCTACCCTTCTGGGTGCTGGAGGCGGCGCACAGAACCACACGCTCAGCGCTTTCGAGATTCCTCAAATTCTCTCCACCAATGAAGGCAACACCACCATCAGTGGAAATACGTCTGGTATTCCTTCGGGAGATCAGGGTCATAGCACGACTGGTGGTGGCAACATCAACGTTGATACTTATGAAAATCCAATAAACCAAGGCTACGCGGTTACATCCACTCTCGGGACTCATACGTTGGATATCCGATCGGATAACACCGGCGGCCAGCCGCATTCGATCGTTCAGCCTACAATGCTCGCCACCATCTATATCAAGCTCTGAGGGCTCGCGATGTCCATCACCCTCAACAGCGCTCAGCCGAATAACGCAGACTGGAAAACGCAATTCCAGTTCACGGATGGCGAAACGGGCGACCTGATCGATTTCACAGGCGCCGATATCGAAATCGTGGTTCGAGATCATGACCGTTGCCATCGGATCACGGCATCGACAGACAACGGTATGATCTCGATTATTTCGGCCGGTGTCTTTGAACTCGACGTTCCCGCGAGTTCGATGGAGTGCTTGCGGCCGGGAAGCTATGAAATTGGCGGTGTCTACCAGTTGAACGGCGAAACGATCTCGCTGTTCACCGGCTCGCTCTCGATCATCAACGGGGTTGCGCGCCTATGACGACGCCCCTTCTCAAGATCAAGATATTCCCTAAGCCGGTCATCAAGGGGAAGATGGATGTCCGTTTCCCGGCGAATGTCCAAACCAAGAACTTCCTGACGGTCGATCGCTCGAACGGGGTTTATACGTTCGATGTAGATTATTCCGTCTTAGAAGAGATAACATCGTTTGATCCAAGCCAAGAGCTGATTGCGGTCCAAGGTCGTTCCGGTATTTGGAATCTCCTCAGTCTGGCGACCTTGTTTTCTATCACGACGCAAACTGAACAGCACATAACGAGTGCTGGGCCGGTCACGATAACTAACACTGCCGGCATCGTTCGCGTCGATCAAACGGTCGGCGCGCCCATCACTCTAACGTTGCCTTTAGCGTCGGACAAAACCTGTCCTGTGTTGATCGCGGATTGGAAAATGGACGCTGGAACCAACAATATTACGTACGAGACTTCCGGCAGCGACACGTTCCCCGGCGGTCTTACAAGCCGAAAACTTCGCGCAGATGGCGCGAGCGTATTTCTCAGGCCGATACCTGGAGTTGGCTACGCGCTATGAACTGCCTCCATAAGCTTCTTCTCGCGGCTGCTTCGGCAGCCTTTTTTATTGCGCCCATCCAAGCGCAGAACGCGGGCACGGTTACGAACCATGCCTTTGCGATCGGTGCCGGCTCCGGCAACGACGGCTATACGTCGCTTCTCTGCACATCAGCCCAGCTCGCCGTAGGACAGGCATCCGCTGATCCAATCTGCCAGACAATTACGGGCGATGTGACGATATCGGCGGCCGGCGTCACGGCGATCGGATCGACCGTCGTTCATTCGTCGATGCTTAATGCTGACGTGTTTTCGACTGCGCATAGCTGGAGCGGGCAGCAGACCTTTACCGCGCCCGTGCTCGGCACGCCCGCTTCTGGCACTCTGACGAACGCCACGGGCTTGCCAATTTCGACGGGCGTTTCCGGCCTCGGTACTGGCGTTGCGACGTTCCTTGGCACCCCAAGCAGCGCAAACCTTAAGACCGCTGTGACGGATGAAACTGGATCTGGATCGCTCGTCTTTGCGTCCTCGCCAACTCTCGTAACTCCAGCCCTTGGCACTCCGTCCTCCGGCGTTCTGACCAATGCAACCGGTCTCCCGATCTCAACTGGCGTAAGCGGGCTTGCAACGGGCATCGCGACGTTCCTGGGAACGCCATCAAGCGCCAATCTGCGCGCAGCATTGACCGATGAAGTCGGGACCGGCGCGGCCTATTTCGTCGGAGGTGCGCTCGGAACGCCTGCTTCCGGCACGGCAACTAACCTGACAGGTCTCCCTCTAACGACTGGTGTTACGGGGACGCTTCCAAAGGCAAATGGCGGCCTTGGTGCTACCACGCTCAGTTCTGCGCTCGACACTGAATTCAGCGCGACACAAGGAAGCGTCCTTTATCGTAACGCCACGCAGTGGGTAGCGTTGGCTCCCGGCAGCGCGGGTCAATTCCTCACGACCCAAGGAACCGGTGCGAATCCAAATTGGTCATCTGGTGGCGCCGGAACTGGTACGGTTACTTCGGTCACATGCTTTGGAACGGCAATCACTGCGTCTGGTACCTGCACGACAGCAGCAACCAAGTCGGATCAACAGACCGGAACCAGCACAACCGCTGTAGTTACGCCATCGATTCAGCAGCAGCACCCCAGCGCCGATAAGGCAGCTGGCTACTTCACCGTAGCAAGTGGAGTCGTTACCAGTAAATATATGTACAACGCGTCTGTGGCGAGAAGCTCTAACGGCATCTTTGTCATCACCTTCACGACGCCGTTCGCGAATACGAACTACGGTTGTGTAGTGACTCCTGAAATTAACGGATCAACGACCGATGGTGCGTTCGCGTTTGTATTGCCGAACGCTACCGTAGCGCGGACCACGACACAGGTTCAGATCCGCTTCGTCAATCAGCCGATGACGGCCGCGACCGATCCACTAGGCGCCGATTTCAGGTGTTTCGGCGATCAGTAACCGCTGAAAAGAGATCAAGTCTCGCGCCGCCTTCGGGCGGCTTTTTCTTTGAAAAGGGACCATCAAATGGTTGACCAAGCTCCTCCGTGGCTGACTTGGGCTCGCAAAGAGATCGGTCAGCGAGAATTGCCAGAAAATCGCGGCCCTGTGATCCGGAGATATATCGCCCTGGCTCACTGCGGCGCCGAGGGAGAGCCCTGGTGTGCGATATTCTGCAACGCCGCTCTTGAGGCAAATGGTATCCCCGGAACGCGCTCTCCGGGCTCTCAGTCCTTCCGCCATGACGCCAACTTCGTGCAGCTCGCCGGGCCGGCGCTCGGCGCTATCACGGTCTATTGGCGCATCTCGAAATCCTCCGGCCTCGGTCACGTCGGCTTCTATGAAGGCGAGGACGGGCACGGCTACATCAACACGCTCGGCGGCAATGAAAGTGACATGGTCAGAGAGGAGCTATTGAATCCTCACGGCGCGACGTTCGGCCTGGTCGGCTACTACTGGCCCAAGTCTGTGCCGCTGCCTGCGATCGGCAAGCTGCCTTTACAGGTCGCAGCCTCGATCGGCTCGGGCAAGGTCACCTGACATGCTCAATATTCTCTGTCTGCTCGCCGGCTTCCTGATCGGCTGGTGCCTGATCGGCTCTGTCATCGTTTTCGTCATTCCCGAAGGCCAATGGGCCGGCGTCCCTCGCTGGCGCGCAGCCCTGACTTGGCCTTTGGCGTTCGTTCAAGAGTAACCGTCGCGCGACGGCCTCGCGCACCTAAGCATCACATCGTTGGAGAATTTAAGTGTGGAACTCTAACACTTTCCACAACGCGGCGAATATTGCCAGCCTGCTTCTTGCGGCCGGCACCGCTGCGTTGCTCGCCTCTGGCTGCAGCCAGTCTGCAACCGGAGTTTTCGACTGCTCGCATTCCTGGATCAACCCGACCTACACCACGGTAGCGATCGGCGTCCTCCAGGCGGCAAAGCTCACCGTCAACATGGTTCGCGACGGCCTTGGCGGTCTCGTGAAGCCCCAGCCTCCGGTTTTGAAATAAGGAGATATCATGCGCAAACATCTTGCCGCAGTGCTCGTGCTCGGCTTGGCTCTCGGCGGCTGCGCTTCCGAGCTGCAGAAGCTTAAAACCGTCTATTCGGTCGTCACCGATACAACGGTTTCGCCGTCCACAATCATCGTGGCGGCCAACTCATTCGATGCACTGGAGGCGACGGCAACGCAGTACCTGACCTATTGCAAGGCCAATCTGTCGACCTCGGCCTGTTCAGCCGACAATCGCCGGACGGTCATCAAGGCAGTCCGCGCCGGCCGAGCGGCGCGCAATCAGCTTGAAACCTACGTCACCAACAACACTGCGGCGCCGAGCGCGATCTACAACGCCCTCGTTGCTGCGATCAACACCCTGAACACTTCTGCCGCTGCTACCACGGGAGCCTCGAAATGACCGCAGCACTTACCGCCGTCCTCGCTCTCATTGAGCAGATTCTGCCGCTTCTCGGTTCGAGCCAGGCCAACCTGATCGCCTCGATCATCGATGCCCTGACCAAATGGCTCCCGCTGATCATTCAGGAAGTTTCGGCGCTATACACGCCGGTAAAGAACATCATCGAGGCGCTGTCAGCCAATCCGGCAACGACTGCCGATCAGCTCGCCACGCTGCAGCAACTCGACGCCCAGGTCGATACGGCTTTCGAGGCGGCGGCGGCTGCGGTCGATCCTGACGCGCCTGCGGCCTGAAACAAGACGGCCCGGCTCGACGTTTGCAGACGCTGAGCCGGACCTAACCCTCTCAACGCGTAATAGGCGTCAAACAGGGCTGGGAAATTCCTAGCGCGCAATCGTTAACAGGCTGGGAATTCTTGGAATGGATAATTCGACATTAGCCGTGATCTTTGCCGGGGCGACGTTTGCCATGCTTATTGGGCAGCGGATCTTTGGCGGCGGCTGGAACTTATCGAAGAACCTTCAAGCCGTCGAGGCAAGGCTCATGTCCGAGATCAAGGAATCGAGGGCGGAAATCGAAGGGCGTCAAGAGACGGTCGCTCACGACTTCGGCGAGACGGTTGCCGCCCTCAAGGAGCATGTTCGCCAAGTCGAGTTTCATATTCGAGACAACTACATCCGAAAGGATGATTTTGTTGTTCATATGAAGCAGCATGACGATCTGTTGCGGGTGAACTTCGCGAGCCTGAACTCACGGCTCGAGCGCATCGAAAAGCACCTCGACAGCAAATAATCTCATCATCATAGGAATTTGTAGTGCTAAAAACCGTCCTTGCGGCGGCGCTGGCTGTATTGTGCCTCGCGTCGAACGCCGAAGCTCGGCCTCGGCATCATCATCGGCATGTTGCCACGTTTGGGCGCGTTGTAGCCCATCCTATCGGATGCCCGCCAGTCTCATTCTGCGGCTGCGGGGCTGCTGTTCGTGTATTCGGTCATTCCATCCGAAAGCTCTGGCTAGCCGCGAACTGGTTTCACTTTCCACGCACCGCCCCAGCTCCGGGTATGGTCGCCGTGCGCCGGCATCATGTCTTCGTCCTTGAAGCTCGCCTCGGGCGAGGTGTCTGGCGCGTCTACGACGCCAATTCCGGCCATCATCTTACCCGCGTTCACGCGCGCTCAATTGCAGGCTTCGCAATCGTCAACCCGTTTGGCTGATCCCAGCCCCTAGAATCGGCTTCGGCCGATAGTCGGCGGGGCCTGTTGCCCCTGTTCGACGCCCTCCCTGAAGACTTGGCCCGGCTCTCGAAAGAGAGTCGGGCGTCCTTTTGTTACGAGGACATTTTTGGTTAAACTAGAGATATGTGCAATGTGCGTTGGTCCCATTGACACCAGAAGGTTGTGAGCGTACTCGGAATCCCCTTCTGGAGGGGGCGTGCCCTGCACTGAATGTCCGTATATAACTCGATTGAAACGCACTCAGCGTACAAGTCGACCTTTCCACGCATAGCGCCGCTGGCAATGACTATAGTCGCCGCCTTCCTTTTGGCTGCGCTATTTGTCTTTATGCTTGCCCAGCCATTCGAGCGCACGGACGATCTTTTATGGCTGGATAAGCTCAGAACCGAAAGCTGGGCTTCCATGCCATTTGTTGCGGCATGGGAGGCTACGAGCAACTTCTATCGTCCTGTAGCAGAAGCGGTTCTTAAATTATGCTTTGACGGATTCGGGCTTGATCCGGTGCCGTACCGCTTCGTTCAACTGGCGCTGCTTCTTGCTCTTATAGGCGTCTGCTATTCTTTCCTACGAAAGATTGGCACTTCACGCGAAGCAATTCTCATAGTTCCCGTGTTCTTCATCGGATCTCCGTTCATTAACGGATCGATCATATGGCTTGCAGAAATACCTCATGTGATGGTTCTGCTGTGTTTTGCGGGAGCCCTTCTCGCGCTTGTCTCGGACTTCTCCGAGAACAAAAAGCTGATTATCTGCTGCTCATGCCTCTTTATAGCGATGTTGAGCAAGGAGAATGGCTTAGCGCTCGCCGCCTTGGTCATTTACTTTTTGCCTACGTCAATTAGGTGGCGAGCCATCATAGCGTTTGCTGGTTTTGTTTTATGCTACTTTGCTGCGCGATATCTCGTTCTTCAGCATATTGCGGGAAGTCCATCTGAGGATGTTGGCTATTTCTTTAACAGCCTTTCTCCCAAAGAGGTTCGGAGTCAATTTCCTGGCGCCAGCATCATTTTTCTTTACGGATACAACGTGTTGGCACAGGTTGCCGCGCTCTGGTTTCGCATCACAAAATGGGGACTGGTGATCCACGAAAGGTACTACGAAGTAGCGCTACACGCCGCGTGTACTGCCATCATCGTTTCCTGGTTATGGTCGAGACGGAACATAGATCGTGTGACTGCCGTCATCCTCGTCGTCGCGCTATTCGGCGTTATTTTTTCCTACGCCTACGCGAGAGATAGGCACCTTGCTCTCCCAGCGTTGGCGTATGGGCTCTTGCTGGTGACCGCTGTCGATCGCCTTAGTGTTTCGTGGCGACAGTACGCGATTTTATTCGTCTATATTGCATGGTCAGCGCAGGCTGCGATCCAGATTATAGACTTGCACCGCAGCGTGGTAGACCAAGACAGATTTTATGAACGCAATTTGACGCCTGCTAATGATATGGTTCAGCAGGACATTTGGTCTGCAGCAAGATCATGGGCGACACAATAAGCTGTCCTTGAACGTCTTTCATCGGACAATCCTGTAAGCCTTCACCCGCTTCTTCCTCGGGCTCAATTTCGGATCTGGCTTACCCGCATTCAAAGCTCTCAGCATGCCAATACGAGCGTGCAGGATCGTCCCGGCGTCCCTCAGCCGCCATCAAGACAGCCTCTGCTGCAGCCTGCCATTCTGGACGTTCTCTGGCCTTCCCAAGGGCCATGATGTAGTTGCCGGCTCCCCTCAACGTCTCGATCGATCGTCCATCAGGCAGGAGAATCGGGTCATCGAAGGCGCGGGACCAGGTCACTTGTCATGCAGCTTCGTGACGAGAAGGCTCTGCCGGTACTCTGGATCTGTACAATAGCGCTCAGCTTCCGCGCGTCGCCCCGGTGAAAAGTGCTGAACCGGAATCCCGTTACAGGTCACGGTCCACCAATCTCCCGGCGGCCCATGGGGCTCTACCTTCATGGGGACGACTTCATAGGCTTCGTTCGGGTCGTTTTCGGGATCGATCGGCATTCCCCATGATTCCGCCGGGGAGGCTGGGGGTCAAGACTTGGGCAGATGCACTTTTGCGCGCGTCATGACCGGCGTCCGTCAGCTTAAGCTTGCCGCCAAATCCGGCGGTGACAAGCTGGTCGGCTAGAGCTTGACGAAGCTGTTCATTCCAGCCTTTCGGAGGCTGGCGCCACCCCATTACATTCACGAGGCCAAGGAACTTAATCAACTTCTCATCCATCTTTTCGAGTCCTACTTTCTAAGATCAATGTCCCATCTTCCAGGCAATCGCCACAACGATCAGGACGAGCATGCAGATGATTGTGCGGCGGCCGATGCGGTTCAAGGGACTGCCTGTTCACTCAGGGAATGCGTCAGGTGGCTTAAAGCTTCCACAGGAAGTCAAATACGCCGGCTTGCGAAGCGGGAGGCGGAACGCCGTCTCTCACCTCCTGAACGATTCCCCACCAAACCCATGCTGGCGGCGTCGAGCCAGCGCCCCAGCCGTGAGCCTGGGCACGAAGGAAAACATGGTCGCGTCCGACTTGATCAATTGCCGCTTCTAGTTCGTGGTCCATGGTCGTCCTCTCCTGGCTTATGAACTCAAACCGTTATCCGCCACCAAAGGACGCCGCCCCAGCCTGAGGCGAACGCAGCTCCAGCCCATTTGAAATAGATGTCTTGGAGCCGGAAAGCCTCATCGCTGATCCATGATGGCTGCTGAAGAAATTCCACTTGATAGTAGCCATAAAAGACGAAGCAGATCGCACTGATTACAAGTAACAAACGTGTCGTCTTAGGCATCGCGATCTCCTTGCGTTAACTATTTAGGTGTGAGCAGGCATAAACGCCTGCCGTAGAGCTCGGGCATCCCATAGCGCATTGTGTTGGACGGCGCCTGGCAGATCTGTGGGATAGGCGTCGATCCTGATCATCTGGAATTGCAGCCGCTGAATGCTCACCATTTCCCCAGGGCCTGTAATGATCGCCTGACAGAAATAGCGGATATCGTCAGGCCAGTCTGCAATGACGGTAGGCGTCTTGTCGTCGCTGAGAAACCACTGAATAGCCCGGCCGAACTCGTCAGGTTGGATCATGATGGGGTCAGCGTTGCCGGCGCGCAAGATTGGGATGACGTTTTCCTTCACCCATGCGCCGGGCCTGTCGCAGTGGGTGGCGACATACAGCTCTCGATCGCCTTCCTCGCTGATCAAGGCTAGGCTGATCAGGTCCCCGCCGAACTCGTTGAACTCGGTATCAAGAAAATATCGGGTCATGGGTTTAAGCTCTCTGCTCAAGATCGCCAGTTCATGACGCCGGGTATTCTGTGCTTCGATTGCAGCTCTTCGTCGGTCGGTTCATCGCCCTCGACGACAAGGAAACCCTCACGATCGCGAACCTTTCTGGCTGCCACGATAAGCTCGTCCATTAGTGGGTCGCTGTGGCCGCCTTCTTTCGATGTATCAAGGTCCGCGAGTTGGCAGACAGGCTCGATCAAATCGTCTATCTCATCCGATGGAAAATAGTCTGAAAGCGTCGTCATTTGCGTTCCTCGGTCATCAGTGTCTAAGGGGTCGGCTTGCCGGTCTCTAAATCGACTTGATCATCAGCGGTCCACTCGACACGAACCCCTCCGTCAGGTGTCATAGACCAACAAGTGTCGTCAGTGTCGCCGACATATTGCGGGCGCTGCAGATCCTTTTCCTTCATCCACCAGATCAGGACTTCTCGAATGTCCCGTTGGCTAAACGAATAGCTACGTCGGATGCTTCGGTTCACTGGCGATCTCCATTCGAGAGCGGCGACCAATCCATCCAATCGCGCCGCGGGAATCGGCTGCCGAAGGGCGACCAGTCCGACCGGCGTTCCTCAACAAACCGCCATTCCAAATCATCAGGCCGCACGTCATAGGCCGTCAGGATGCGATCCTTGGCGCCTTCCTCGTGGTCGGCCATGACGGCTGCGCAGATAGTCGGGGCATCATCGCTGCTTCGATAGCCGCTTTTCCACCAAGGCGACGTCAGTTCGAAGCCGCCCAGGTTCTCGGTATGATACCAGCTAACCCAAAATGGTTTCATGGTCGCAGCTTTCTACTGAGGATGACGAAGGCGTTTGCGATCGATCTCGCGAATGGTCGTCCATCCAAAGAAAAGCTGGATGCGCTCCCAATAGGTCAACCAGTGCAAGCCGGCGTCGGACGTGTACAGAAGCGGCCCGTCGATGTGCTTCCAGTTGACCTTGGGCTCGATTCCGGCCGGATAACCTACGCCGTTCTCGTAGACGTATCCGGGACGCTGCAAGCTCGGGTCGCTAACGATGTGAATGCTCATGTGTTCTCTTCTCCTTGGTGTGTCAGGGCGTCAGGAC